ATTAGCAGCTCAGGCAAAATATACAGCATATGATACTGAATATCAAAAATTTAAAGATGATCCTGTATATAAGTATTTAGATTATGATGCTGAATATAATAAGTTTACTAAAGATACTAAAGATAAGAGCTTAGTATCAGGAACATAAGTTTAATAACCTTTTACCTTAACTACAAAAGTTTCATACATTTAGGCATATTTTTGCGTTATTTAAGATTTGTAGAATTATAATAATGTAATTTCATAATAACATTACTATAATTTTTAACTTTATTTGATAATATTTATACTTAGAAAATTTAAAATATTTAAATATAATATTCTTCATATATATACATATAATTTTAGTATAATATTAATAATAAACAAATGGCAGAACAAGAATCCGGCACCAAGGCCACGCCTACATCTGAGAAAGATAACCTTCTACAAAAAATTGCTGCGGTTGATAAAGAACATTACGAAATAACTGCTAAGTTGGTAACTCTTAAAGATGCTGGTACTACTACTGATGCTGCTGCCTGGGCAGAATTCGGAAAGGAAGTAGATACGGCATCTGTTAATTTAAAAAAAGCGATGGAATTATTATTCGCATATAAAGGACCGACCGTAACACCCGGCGCGGATGATGATGTTTTTGGCAAATATGAACAATTATATAAAGCTATTACAGGAGCCTTAGTTGGTGAGGATGGTATGATTAAACAAGAAGTAAAAACTGATAATTTTGAAATTTTAATATTTACAGAACAATTTCTAGGTTCCTATCCTGGCTCCAATGATGAATCTAACCCAATAAATAAATTTATTGTGGCTATTAAAGCCTATTCTTATAATAGTAATGCTAACAACATTAATACAAAACTTAACATTGCCAAAGAACTGCATAGTAATCTTAATCACGAATTATTAAAAGCAGTATTAGACGCTTTAGCACCCGCTATTATTAAAGATTATCTAATTCGCCAACCACCTAAATCACTTGATGATCTACTAAAAACATTAACCCGCGATCTTTCAACACCAGGTGAAACCAACTCTATTACAACTAAAATAAAAGCATTATTTACTGCCTCCACTAGCTCCCAAGGGGGCGGTGGTTCCTCCTCCTCCTCTTCTTCTAAAAAGAACCGTAAATCCCATAAATCGTATCATCCCGATATTGGTAAAACGCGAAAGCATCACTCTCATACCGAGCCTAAAAGGGTTTCATTTGTTCACCAGGCTTGAAGTATTATAATTTAGTTTATTTTTGCGGGGCACACTATATAAAAATAATAGTATAAAATCATATTATACTATTATTAGCGGGTTATTCGCCGGTTATTCGCCGGTTATTCGCAGCCCACCAAGGATACCAATTTATGAATCACTTCATCCATATTTTTTAGATTCGGTGTATCTCCTGTCGTATCTACATTATTAAAGCACATCTTATTCACTTCCGCAGGCGAAAATTTATATTCAATACCACTATTATCCAAATGATATAATTTATTCCTTTGTTCCTCGCTCAATTTCGTCCCATAAAACAGCTCCAATAGATCGCATATCATTTTTCGTGTGCATTTTGTAAACTCGATATGCTCATCTAGTCTCCCCGGGCGTTTAAATGCCTCGCTAATTTTACTCGGATCATTTGCCGTACATATAATTATTCTCGAGCTCGCTTCTACAAGTCCATCCATTATTGTCAATATATCAGCATCATTGATTACCGATTTTGCTTTCATTAAACTAACAGGACCAGCGACTGCATTTTCATTTTTACGTTTCTTTTTTCCCGAGTCTTGTCCTTGTGACGTGTCATTGCCACCGCCTGCACCTCCTCCGCTGCCACTTCCGCCATTTGCACGACTATCACTATCGCTATCTACTGAAATGACACCACTATCGCACGCATCAATTCCCATCACTCCATTTAATAAGTTGGCACGCATGACACCCATTGCCGCCGCTGCTGTATTAATCGGCACCTCCCTTATAGTGTCCAATATTTTATCAAACTCGTCAATCACATATATCCTCTTATTAGTAGGAATATGGCGACCATTAATATAATCCCCATAAAATATATTCTTCAAATCAGACACTTTTTTAATTTTATCAATATCATTTACATTAATAATATGCCGGTCCAACTCCCGCGCAATAGCCTTGATGGTCGACGTCTTACCACACCCTGGTGGACCATAAAAAAGTAATCCAAGTTGATACGGTATTCCACGCGCCTCATACCACGCCTTATTATTTATGAAAAAGTCGATACGCTTTATTATTTTATCTACATCCGTAAAGAAACAATTCTTGCGTAAATTTTTTGTCGTATTTAGCTGGTATTCGGAACACAGAATATTTGACAATCTCTGATCCTGTCTATTCCCACCATAACTATCATCATCGTTGTATTTTGAACCACCGACCGCTTCACTTTGTAGAAATTCATAGATGAATATTTTACCCATCATTTTGTCCTCTATTTTTTTATTGTATAATTTCTCGCATTTTGATATGAAGCTGTATAGAACACTTATATCGCGTTTTTTATCCATTAGTAGTGTAAAATTGACTTTCTTATAGTCTGTTAAATCCGAATTTTTAGTTTCGCGATGCGTATATACTCTCTCAATTAGTAAATAAACCCCATCCTCGATTTCAATAGGTAAATTCGTTCGCGGAATATATATTTTCGCAGCATTGTTATTTTTGTCCACTACTTCGACGTATCGCAGATTTGCTATCGGGGTGGCATTTTTATTGGTTGTATTTTTATCTGAATATGAATTTGGCTTATATGCACAATTATCGCAAAAATCTATGATACTGTTTATATTGCAAGAACAAATCTTATCGAGAGTTGTTATGCTTTTGTGCACAGTCGTATTTTTTGCGTCTACTATCCTTTTCTTCGAATCTATTTTGTCCGAGTAATAATCAAGAACGTGAATGATCGGGTCTGGATAATGTATAACAATATTAATAGATGAATAGCCAACTGCATATTGGTGTCCTTGATAGAGAATCCTATGCTTGTCTCCTTTTGTCAAGTTAATTGACATCTGATTGAGCGATTCCTTGTTCATTGAGTATACGAAATTAATAAATTTAAGAGTGTGCGTGTATATCTCATTATGATGTAGTAAACATAAAAATAATATAATAATCGCAATATCAATATATTTAATACCTGTTTTCAAATTTTGTATTAGTATAATATCTCCAATCCCTCCTAAATTTGGCATTGGAAACATCTTGTGTTGTATATTATATTAGGTGTAGTGTCAGTGTCAATACGAACTGAAAATATGTGTAGCTATATGTCTATAGTAATATCTGTTTAAATTGTTATACAAATATTATATGCGATGTATGCGATGTATGTGGTAAATGTGAAAAATTCAAGCACGTCTAGTAATAAGGTATAGAATATTGGATAGCATTATCATATATCGTAGCCTTAAATGCGTCGTTATAACCTTCTACATATACAGTATCGCCATTGTATATATTGTCGCACCCTTGGTCACTTGTGCAGCTGCGTTTCTTATATGTCACTGGCAATTTGACTGACTGGTTTTTATCGCTCATTGTATAGAATTGCCATTTATCCTGGCTTGGGAAGAGTGGACGCCCCATCAAAGAAAGAATCGTTTCGGGACCATTTACACGTGTTAAAATACCGACCTGTCTATACGCCGAATTAACAGAGCGCGTGGCAACATTAATAGGTATGCCACCGCCTACACCACCCCCTAATCCCCTATTATAATACCTATCATCCCGTAATGGTGGTGTATATGGATTCAGTAATACATCGGCAGGTCCACGTGTATATCCATAGCCGAATCTAGGTATTAAATCGATGAAGCTGTCGCCTAAACTATTGCCTACGCCACCGCCACCACCGACTCTATTTGCATCGATGGTATTTGCGTTATTGTTATTGTTGTTATTGTTGCTGCCCCCGCTGCTCGCGCTATTTGCGTTCGATCTTGAATATGCTAAATATATAATAATAGAAGTAATAATGAAAAATATGACAAGCGTAACATTCTCAAAACATATTACACCGGGTGGACATTTACGAGTCATTATATAAAAATACGTATATTATATATATTTTATATATTTATATTATTAATTTTGAAGCGGGGGAATTACGGCATTTCTCCCGTATCTCCCGTTCATCGCGTTTTATAAATCTATGCTTGAGCGCCTACTGGGACGGTAGGGCTCGCCGTTTTGCCTAAACCACCGGTCAATAATGACATACCTGGGATATTTCCCATATTTGAAAAAACCTTGCTTATAGAACTATGTTCGAATTTATCGAGAAATTTCTCTGCTGTGTCGAGAATAGGTTGAATACTCTTCAAGTTATTGATCATCTCGCTTTGTTGACTCAATGTTTCCGCACTTAAATTTGAGGCTGATCCTGCCGCTCCGGTGCCTCCTAAACTTGCCAGTGCTTGGTATGCTTGCTCTTTCTGAGCGCCATATCCTTTCGCCATACCTTTCTGTAAATCAAGCATAGAGTTTCCTTCGCTTCCTACAGGTGCAGGGCTTAAATTTGATAAACCTTCCGAAAGGTTTTTGTTTGTTTTTGTACTACTGTTAGCTGATGCAACCTTATCCATAGATACTTCAGCATCTGGGGCGGCTTGTATTGGCTCTGAACCGGCTGGTTTTACTGGGGTAGCAGCCGAGGCTGTAGCGGTAGCATTTTTTTTCTTCTTTTCATCCTCGGTAGGTGTTGTAGCGCCATTTGTATTACTACCATTATTATCATTTGTTTCCATACCCTCAATCGTCGATCTGTTCTTATTTCTCATTATAACAATAAAATTGGTAGCAATAGTTGTTACCAATAAAACGACGATCATATTTTTACTAAAGTAGGTGGTTAAAAATCCTATAATAACAAAAATACAAATAGCTTCTAAATTATTTCTTAATAAATATCCAGCCGCTGTTACAATTGCGAAAAAGAATGAAGCATATAAAACATATTTGTTATGAAGAATATCTGAACTTCCAGTAATTCTGGATGAAGATTTTTTTGATTTCATTATTTTAATATTATATATATGGTATAGAAAAAAGACTTATTATTAATTGTATAATATTATATAATATTATTATGTATTATTATGTAATATTCTATAATAGTCTATAATAGTATCTAATATTCTGTAATAGTATGTAATAGTCTATAGTATTCTATAGTATATATAATTCTATTTTATATTTATTCTATTTATCAATATCTACTGTTATATACATATTCTCTTTCACTACTATCATCGCTAACATCGCTAACATCGCTAACATCGCTAGTATCGTAATCAGACGAATATGAATCACTATATTCATTTTCTATATCATCATAATGCTGGTTCCTCTCCGTATTCGCGTGTTTTCGAACTCTAACATTGTCCAGTCCGTCATCTATTTTATTGTGTATAAAACGTATTTCCTTCCTTAACTTATCTATTTCCTCTAGTAATATAAGCTGATCTTCTCTTATACGATCTAATTGGAATTCGTCGTGTTTCATATTTTCGGATATATCGCGTATATGCTTTGACAATATTTTGAGAGCGGATTTCTGGCTCTTCTTTTCGTCTAAATCTATGCTTTGTATATTTTCATAGTCTGATACAACGCGTGATAAATATGGATTATCGGTTGCGAGTTCCTTCACTTCGCGTTTCTTATCATAAACCGCATTGCATTTTTTTTTAAGTAGACATTTCATATCGTATAAATTTAAATCTTTTCTAGAAGTATTTGCAGCATACGAACCATCAGTTTTATATGATACATTACATTTGCTTTCGCTGTTGTCTTCGTCAGCGTCACTTGAATCGCGTAAATCTCGTAAATCGGGAGATTCAGGAGAAATGTATTTATTTGGGTTAGTATATTCATATTTAGGACTCAATAACGATGGTCTCATAAATGCATTTAACTCTTCATATGTAGGTTGCACTTGATCAGGGTGCTCACTATTTAAATGTATCGATTTATCTTTTTTTACCATTTATAGATATATAGATTATATATTCATATTTATTATTATACAATTACAAATATGATAGAAGTAATATCTAAATTATACACTTCCCTTACCTCCGCTTGAAATACACATTACTATACGTTTCATATTAAATATAACTTCTAATACAGTATATACTAAAGCATATAATAATCCATGAACCGCTGCTACAGCAAGCTTAGTACCATTTTTTGGAATTTGAAAAAATAATCCTGGTATATAAAGTATAAATACAACTATGAAGATCGCGTGTTTTATGAAAGTAGCCATAGCACCTAATGATACCATTTTTATTAATTTCCTATAATATGTATATAATAAAAAAGAATTCATATATTTATTATTTAAAACTCATTGCCATATTTATACCATACTTCATTACTCCAGGTATAATTTTAAATATAATATACCATATTACATAATATATAATAGATATAAAAATAGCTGGAATTATATTATGTATTAGTTTTTGCCAAATCATCATTACTTGTATTCTCACTTTAACTATATACTGATTTATCGGATTAGAGTTTTGTGAGACGCTTTTCTCTTTATCCTTTAATATTTTTAATTTTTTTTGTAAAGGGGTTAACATTTTATCTTTCTCCTTTTTTATCATATCTGGTATTGTCTTTGTAATTAATGTATTAAATTGTGAAAATATCGAACCTGATTTTGAGTTTCTTAAAGAAGATGGCATCTGTCCTAAAAAACTATTATACATTTTTTCAGGTAAACCTATTATATATTTTGTCATCGTTGAAACAATGTTTTGATATGGAACAAATCCAAACACTAAAAAATAGATAAGAAATGTAAATAAAAATCCTACAGCAAATTCCATTGGTAGTTCGTATCCACACGGTATACCACCAGCCATCATACCTGCCATTTTGCTGAACTTTCCGCCACCGCCACC